CGCTCAGTTTTTGAGCGGTCAAGTGTAATTAAATTTTGGATTTCTTTCTGTTTTTATTTTTCTTCTTTTGGTTTGTCAACGACGGTCACAAGACCATCTGGTTCGGTTTTGAATGCTGGATCTGTGTGTAGTTCACCGTTAGCTTTCAAATAGTACCAGCCATCGCCAGACTTGACGAATTGTTTAGAGAGCATGTACCCGTCTTTTTCTTCCATGAAGTACCACGTTTCGCGATACTTAACCCAGCCTTTAGCCATGCGGCCATCTGGTTTAAAGAAATACCAGCGATGGTTGAGGAACATCCAACCTGTGACCATTGCCCCACGTTTATCGAGATAGAACCAGTCTTTTTCATCAAAGAACCAACGGTTAATCAAGCAATAGCCACTATTATCAAATCGGAACCACTCTCCATTGATTTGTTTCCAGCTATTTTTGGGATAAGAGCCATCTGACTCCTCCCACCACCAGCCGGTTGCATTTTGTCGCCAACCTGCTTCGATATCAACACCGCCCTCGATGTCTTTCTTGAATTGCTCTCGGCTAATGCCCCATTTTGCAAGATAAGGATATGGATCCACATGGTCTGAGTAGTTTCTAGGTTGATTGTAAGTACAGTATTGATGTGTCTTAATTCCAGCTAAACTGTCGGAATCAAGTGTTTTAGGAATGCCTGCTTCGTCTGCAAGGTTTCGTAGAAGTTGAACGTAAAGTTTATAATCACGCATGAACTCTTCCTTGGTTTCATGACTCTCAATCAATTCAACCTGTCCGTATCCTTCAACGTTCCAACCACCTCCTACGTCATAGGCTCCCATGTCTGTGTACCAGGTTTGCATCACTCGACCGTTACCGACCACATGCGAGAAAAATCCTGAATCAACAGGTCGTCGCATATGATAATCAGCCTCGTTTTGAGCTGTTGAGTTTGCATTCCCAGTTGAGTGAGCATGAATCTGTCTGTAAGGTTGTTCCCCAATCTGTGGTAAGTCTGTTCTTAATCTGCTTTTATCAATATCCATTTTATTTTATCCTTTCGTTTATGGTTAAGTTGTTGGCCAAGGATCATTGGTAACATACGATATAGACGATACTCGAATATCTCCAATGTCTTTATTTTCCGGCACAGGTTCTAAAAATTGGAACCTTAATTGATTACCGTCTCCCTGACCGCCTAGATACCAGGTTCCATACGGAATCCCCTTGTCATTAAAGAGTAGATGTATCCTACCACAGGTTCATCAATTGTAATCAATGAAGTGTCGAACTTGACAGTGAAGGTATTCTCTTCGATTGTCGCTTTGACAGTTGAGTACCGTTTTGAACGCTTGAAATAGAACAAGCAGATGACTTTGTTAGCAGCTAGATTCTCAAGAGTGAATTTGAATTCAGCGATGTTCTTATCCATGCTAAAGAATTCTTGGTAAAGTCTATCTACATCTCGATTATTCGATGTAATTTCAAGCTTCTTTTCGATGGTTTTCTTCAAATCTTACTCCTTTCTTTAAATATTAAAAAGAGAACCCTTTTGGGTTCTCTGATTTATTTCTCGGCCCATGCATCATTCATCTGCTTAACAGCAGATTCAACGAATGTGTCCAGGTCTTTGTCCGTCATACCGATGTTGTATTTGTTCAATTCGGCCCGAATTTTGATTCGAGCTTGTTCCAGCTTCTCTTCACCTTTAAAACCAGTCTCAGCAGATACTTGTTCTACTGCATTGACGGCATTCTTAGCCAAGATTTCGACGATTTTGACAGATTGCTCACCGCCTTTTTTCACCAGATATTCCTTGATTGATTTGACTGCGATTCCAGTCAGGATGACAAGAATGCTAATTGATGCATTGATGATGATTTCATTAATTTGATTCATTTTAATTTTCCTCTTTAATCTCTAGTTCAAGAAACTTCTCGAACAATACCTTGACTGCTCCGTTACCGCCTAGTTCGACATAACTCTCGTAAAGCTTGGATAGTTCTTCAATCTCATGTTGATTCGTTTCACCACGCTTGATAGCTTTTTTCAAATTTTCTTGTAATCGAAACCGTTGGATTCGTTGCAGCCCTTTGCTAATTATTGACAGATTTTTATTATTATCCTTCCCGATTTCCTCGACTACGTGAACCGATTTTTCAAGATCCGAAATCTTATCAGAAAGATCGCTCAAACGCTTATCAGCTTCTTTCGAAGTTTGAGTGCTGCGGTAAGAAAAATAACTTGGAATCATCACTACAAGAATTGTTGTGACCCGTTCCATAAATACCGACCAATCCAATTGAATCACCCCCTTCTTAGTGTAAGCAATTCTATTGAACAGGTTGTGTTTCTAGTTCAGATTTAGGCGCTTGCCATTTCCAAACCGCAAGGATGCCATTTTGAGATGGTGAGCCTTCTAGTTGTTGAAGTGTTTCTCCCTGATAGATGAATTGTTGGTTAGTTTGAATAAGGATTCGTTTTCCTTCGCCATTCAACTCAACGTGCTCTGGGGCTTCAATCGCAAACATTGAGCCAGGTGCATAACTTTCACCAGTTTTTGCAAGCGGGAAGAGTTCTACAAGTTCCTTATATGTTGTACCGTAAGCGATTTTTTCACCCATAATTGAATCTTGAGCCATGACACGAACTACTTTGTTGATTCTGTTTGTGATTTCAAGCAGCTGGTTCTGTTTGGTTTCGGTTTGAGTGAGCTTCTGTTCAGTTTGCTCGATTTTAGATTGAGCTTGGACAATTGCTGAACCAGGATCTAATTCAGCTTTAAGAACATCAAGAACCGCTTGAATAAGTGTTTCTTCCTTATCTTGAGTTCGGTCTCCAACGAGTTCACGTTGGTTGGTGCTGTATCGGTTGCCATCCTGTAGTCGAATTTCAACTACTGTAGTGATTTGATTGCCTGCTCCACGAGTGTATGGCTTAGTAGCCAATGAATAGTTATTTACTTCCATTAATTTTGTCCTTTCAATTTCACTTCTTCAAATTTTGCTTTAAGTTCTTCATTCGACTCAATGATGTTTAAAATTTCATTGAGTTGTTTTCGAGTGACTTCATACAGCGCCTTGTAAGTTGCTGCATCGCTTGCTTTTAGTCCGATATCATCACTTAAGTTTTGGATGATTAATTGATTAATTTCTTCCTTCATTTACTTTCTCCAATTTCTGATTGAGTTCTTGAATAGCCTTAATTAAATAAGGTACGAGTACGAAATTACTATATGAATAAGCGCCATCTGGATTTTCCAAAAATGCTTCAGGAGCGTACTTCTGTACATCTTGCGCCATGATACCACACGAAATATCCTCGATTTTTCCGTCGTATTCCTTACGATAAGAGTAAGTTTTCAGACGGTTGATAACTTCCAGAGCAGACACCTTACTATCTTCAATGTTATGTTTATATCGTCTGTCAGAGATTTCTTTATTAACGGGTATCCATGAATACGAATTGTCAAAACGGTACAGGTAGATATATCCTGAGCTTTCTTGAATGCGTTTAAACGATGGCGAGTGAATCCAATATCCACCTTCTTTCGTGTTATCGTCCGTTATATAATAAATATTTCCGCTGACTTTCAAGTTCCCGTGAATAATAGGTGTATTCCAAAAATGAGCTTGATTGTAGCAATACATCTCTCCGTTGTTTTTTACAAACCACGCTGTATCACCGGGTTTTCCCCAATCATTTCCCCAGTTAACCCAAAGAGCTGTTTGACCCCATCGTCCATTACCACTTCCCATACCAACCTTAAATTGATTTTGACCAGTCAACCAATAAGAATTAGGGTCTTTATCGTGAGTACCGATTTGGAAGCCACCAATCCGACCTTTGTAACCTTCAAGCAGCGTAGCAGATACTACTACTGATCTCAACTTGTTGATAAAGGCTGTTTTAGCAGCTAAAGTGTCAGTAAACACATCGCTGGATACAAGCTTCTTCGCTAGTGCTGTATCAAATATCAGCTTTTCTGCTGAGATTGAATTTGAGCGAATGATGTCAGCATTCAGCGTGCCTACTTTGGCATCGCCTACAAATAAACGCTTGAAATAACCGTCTATGGCTGTGATTTCATCTAGAAGCGTTCTACCTTTTAGACGGATTTTAGCAGCTTCAATCAGAATGTTATTGCTATTCAGATTGATTTGAGAAGAAACCGCACCAGGTCCTGTCAAGGTTTGGATAGCGTAGGAATCATGCAACTGTGACACCTGAGTTTGTGTGACAACATCCTGTGTGGATGTGTTGTCGCTGAATTTTTTAGGAGGTTTGTCGCCACGGATTAAAGAGACTTGTCCAATAGCAACTTGTCCGTTCTTCATCAACCAAATTTCGAGAGGGTATTCTCTTGATTTTGTCGATGATTTCTGAACGGTCATTGTACCTGTGATAACCTGTATACCAGTTTTTGTAAAAGTCACACGATCAGAGGCAATAACGCTGTCATTGTTCCATAGCTCGATTCCAAGCGGTGCATCTGGTAAGACATCCACCCATACTTCCATGCGATAGCTGAGCTTTTCACCTTTGGTAAAGGTTGAGGTGTTAAGTGGCAATGCGAAACCATGATAAACTGCTTGAGTCTTACCAGTATTTGTAATACGAAGCAATTTAGTGCCAGCTTGAACTTCGATGACATTAGCATCAGCTTGTTTCTTGGCCCACTTGCTGAAATTTGTTGGATCATATACCAGGTTAAAGTCATCCAAGAAATTAGATACACGACTAACTAGACCGTCAGCGGTCTGAATAACTTGTGAAATCGCTTGGTCTTGTCGTTGCAAGGTTTGAGTGTGTGATGATACGGTATCTCGTACATCGTTAAACTCTACAACACTCACAATTTCAGAAGAGTTAACATCGTAGTCTGTCATGCGGTCAGAATGCTCAAGTTTCATACCGCAAATTTCAAGGCTTCCATTACCATTTTGACCAAATTGTATTTTGTTTCGAGTAGTGTCAGCTGTGAATGTGAATTGATAACGAACCCAGTCTGTATTTGAGATAGGTTTGATTGATATGCGATTTGTGTCGTTGGTTGTCCACGAACGCATCAAAAGATTGACGCTTTGTTTTGGACTATTGTTCGCTACTCTAGCCCAGCAAGACATCGTATATTTTTCGCCAATCTTCAAGTCTGTAAATTGTCCGAAATCCTTGTTCCCGCCGTTCGTATTATTAACAACACGAATACCTTTTTTGACAGCGGTATGTGGTGCATCTCTTAATTCAATAACTTCTGTCTGACCATTACCACCAGACAGACTTAATTTCCAAGTCCCTTCTAAACCATTTCCAGAAGGGATGATAGAAGAATTCTGCAAGAGGTTATCATTACGAATAACATCTCTCAGTTTGGTTTCAATCTGTGAGACTGTTCTTTGGAATCCGTCAACAGAATTCTTGACTATATTCTGGACTTGAGTCGCGCTTTGAAAACCTCTGTCATTTGCCAATCTGTCAAAATCAGTACGAGATAATTTCTCGGTAATCTGGTCAGCCTGGACTTCGATTCTGTTTTCAGCAATCCTCAACCGTTCTGTTAACGGGTCAACTTCTTGCTTGGTCACAAGCGTTCTGATTCGGTCTGTTATCTGCTCGATTTTAGCAAAGTTGGAATCAGACAAGCCTTTAGAAGTATTAGCAGACTCAAGAGCGCTTCTAGCTTCTTCCAAAGCTTCTTCAGCGGTTCGAGTAACTGTTGAACCAATAGCGCGAATCTCTTCGATTTTGGTTCGTTGGTCTTCGAGTTTCTCGTTCATGCTGCTATCGAAGCCTGAAAAACGATTGTCGATTTCTTCGGACAAGGCACGCTTGTGTTCTTCTGCTTTGGCTTTAGCTTGTTCGATACCGTCGGTCAATTCATCTTTGATATCCTTGACTTTTCTGTCGAATGCTAAATCAGCATTCTCAATTTCTTTGTTTAATCGAGTTTCAAAAACGTGTGTTTCTTCCTTGACTGCATCGCTTACTACATTACCGATTGCACTTGCTAGACCTGACTTGAACTCTCCAAAACCAATACGCTTCAATTTTTTTGCCATTGGAGAATAGTTGTATTTTGTGATTTTCTTTCTCACGTCTAAATCGTAGTATTCATGGAAAACTCCCACCACATCAAACATCTGAACAGGCACATCACTCTGACCAATAACATCAATCTCGATACTATCTTCGAGCATATCGCACAAAGTTATTCTGAAATACTGCTTGCCATATTCTCTAAGGCTTGATTCATCCTTGACATCTTGGTCGTTGACTTCTACGACATCCTCATAAATCTGACTGTATTTGTTAATCAGTGGACTATCAACCACGACTGTGAGGGTGCGATCAGGCGCTTTTTCTCCCTCGCCTTTGACAGTCGTTTTAAAAGTTATACGAGTCTTCAAAGACTTGGTAGAGGTCTTGTGCTGATAGCTAGACAGGTTCTTTTTGTACATAAAAAGCGATTCATTTTCTGAACTGCCATTTTTTAATAACCGTACCTGATAACCATGTCTGACTAAATCACCACCCCATTGACCAAGAATAGAGTGTTTATCCTTGGTCAAGACTTCCATAGCGTTCTTAGTATCAGTATTGAAGGTATGTCTATCATCAATATTTGAAAAGAACGAGAATGGATTATCACGAGTGATACTTCCAGCGAATTGACTTAAAGCAGTTGAGCCAGTCGCTCTGTCAAGATTGATCGGATTGACAACATAGTGATTTAACAAGGTCATGACTTGATTGGCATAAACTTGAATATACCCATGTTGTTTCTCAACCTCAAAAATCACAAAATCTTGCTCACCGTGTAGATCATCAGCAGTCAAGAATGTTTCTTCTCTTAGTCGTTGCCATAACACATTGTTAGTTGGAAATCTGAATGTTAATTGATAGGTGCTATTCGCTTCTTGTGTGATGTTATCATCGTATGCTGCATTAAGAGGGATATTCCCTTCTGTTAAATAAATCATACTAGATACCTCCAATTAGGGCGAATAGTCACCTTACGTACATTACCAGTATAAGTCACACCACTGCGACCAACAGGAATTTCAAAGAATCCACCACGCTTTCTGAGAGTGTTCTGCACTGACCCATTGGCATTGAAGATATTTTGTTTTCCTTGTCTACAGTCTATCGTAGCCTTACCAATGATTGACAAATGCATAGTTTTACGTCCAATAGTAAGCGATACATCTCCATTACCCTCAATTTCAATGACAGGCTCTGAATAGACCGTACCGATATTATCAATCGTTCCAGCGCTTGTTAATACGACTGGTGCGATATTCTTTGGATATCTGAACGGCTGCATGTCTAGTTTAATCTCTAACTTCCAAGCATGATTTCCATAAGGTTCAAAACTAGCAGTCACAAGGTTAGCATAAAACAATGAGCCAAGCTGATAGCTAAATTCCAAAACATTATCATTCGATTGAAACTTATCAAGAATACTTGAAATCTCAACCATTTTTTTAACGTGGAGAGTAAAGGTCCTTTCGTAACTGTCGAAAGAACCGTCTAACACACGGTAACTACCATTGACTCCATAAAGGGTTACCTTCTCTCCTTTTGGTTTAGCAGCCTCCACCTTCCCAAAATCTGTCACAACACAACCAGGGAGGGTTGAGGTGTTAAAACCATTTATGATCATATAATCCATTAAATTCCCTCCCTTGCATAAATCGCACCATGTTGTTCATAGGTTTTGAGTGAGATAATGTCATTGTCCAGATAAACGTCTGACGATTTCTCAAGGATAGCAGTAAGGATTCTCTCCATACTCGCTCTCAGAATCGCTATCTCAGACACGGTTTTACTCTCATGGTCCTCAAATTTGGTTGATGGCATAGCCAATTGTGCCTCAAGGTTTTTAGTAAGGGATGCAGAGGAATTCAGATCCAGGTTGTCTCCTGAAAATACATCTGAAATTTCATCAGCCATTCCTCCAACCGTTTGTTTGACATCCTTAAATTGGTCTTGCAACCCTTGGTCTAACCCTTTCATGATTGCATTACCTGCTGGGATAAGCAACTTACGGTCATACTCAATCGGACCTTTGTGGTTACGAATCCAGCTTGCAATCCCACCTACAAAATTAGTTACAGAAGACCACATAGACCGCAAACCGTTCAAGAAACCTTGTAAAATTGCTTGCCCAGCACCATATAGATCGATATTCCATAATTGATTGAAGAATCCAGTAACACTTGATACAAGTGCGGAAACTCCACGACTCATTAAATTCCAAGCGTTTTGTGCACCTGATACAAGACTGTTAATGACATTTAGGACAGTAGAAACTAAAGAATTCCAAGCGTTAATAGCTGTTGACTTAATGCTTTCCCACAAACTAGATAGAAAACTCATAAAGCTATTCCATAAATTTTGTGCCCCCTGAATCAAACTTGTAATCAGATTTGATACAGTAGATTTTATCCATTCCCAAGCCGTGGTTGTTACAGTTTTGATGGTTTCCCAAATTGTACTAAGAACATTAGAGAAGTTCTCGAACACACCGGTAGCATATCCAACGATAACATCCACAACTCCAGAGAAGTATGTTTTAATCCCCTCCCATATCAGAGAAATGCCATTTTGAATACCTTCCCAAATTAGAGAAAGATCGGCTCCTAACTGGTTAAAGTTCCCAGTCACAAGGTCGATGATGATTAGAATAGCTCCCAAGAAAATGGATTTGATGAACTCCCAAGCACCTTGAAAAATCATCTTAATCCCTTCCCAAATTTGAGTAAGACCATCTGAAATATTGTTCCAGATATTCATAAATCCATCAATGAACGGTTGAACAATAGCCATCACTGTTGATGTGATAGCTGTCCATGCTACGGATGCAAACTCTTGAATGCCTGTCCATAAGTCAGAAAAGAATGTTCCAATAGCACCCCACACCGCCTTTACTGTCTCAACGTAAGCAGTCCAGGCCGCAACAACTCCATCCCACAATGTGCTAGCACCTTCAGAGATACCAGACCAAAGATTTACAAAGAAATCTGCAATTCCCTGCCAAGCCTGTTTGATCCAATCTACAAAAGATGACCAAATTTGCTGTCCGGTTTCAGTTTGTGTGAAAAACCATATCAGGGCAGCAACCAATGCAGCAACTGCCGTTACTATCAGACCAATTGGATTTGCAGCTAAAACTGCATTGAAAATACTAAACGCTCCACTTGCTCCCATAGTAGCCGCCGCATTCGCCGCCTCTGCGGCAGTGAGTGCACCGGTTCTTACGAATTGAGCTAACATTAAACCATTTGTGATAGCTAGAGTGGCATTTCTGATTGCTTCTATTCCTTTTATTACAGTCATTACTGCTTTGTATCCAGCCCATGCACTCGTAATGCCAACAACTGCTGATTTTAAAGCATCTAACGCAAGAGGGGAATCTTTTAACCAAGAGGTAAAATTACTAAGACTTTCAGAGGCGTCTCTGATAAAACCTGTGATACTTTCAAAGGCAATGCCTAGCAAATTCACTCCCTGTTCTCCGTCTTTAATCCCTAACAGATCTCCAACAAAATCAATAACAATGCTTGCAACATTACCAGCAACAACCCCGATATTCTCAAAAGTTACTCGGATATTGTCTGCGATGTTGACAATTTGATTAGCAGCTCCCTCGCTAAATCCAAGCATGGTCAGGATATCAATGTTATCTTGCTTGCTCAATGACCCAAAGATCATATCAAAGAAGGCTTGAAAAATTCCTGTCACACGAGACAATTGGTCATAGACTGCACTTCCAAAGGCATCCCCAAAAAGCTGAGAAGCAATCTGGCTAATCCCTTCAGTCAAAACCAAGCCAAGGCCAGATAAAATATTCCCAACCATTGGGAAAAAATTATCGAAGAGAAAGGTAGAGGTTGTTTCTGCTAAAGCTTGTAAAGATGGCAGAATATTCTCTCCCAATGCTAACTTCCCAAGTACATTCTGAGCAGCTGCTTTCATAGATTCAAAAGAACCACTAAAAGTAGATGCCGCCTCTTTAGCAGTTGTGCCAGTTATGTCTAGATTTTCTTGGATAGCATGGATGGCATTGTAAACATCTGAAAGGTTGTTAATGTCATACTTAACACCCGTCAGTTTTTCTGCATCAGCCAAAAGCCGTTGCATTTCTTGTTTTGTACCACCATAACCGAGCTTCAGGTTGTCCAGCATAGTATAATTCTGTTTTGCAAATCCTTGATAAGCCATCTGAATGCTCTCCATAGATGTACCCATCTTATTAGCATTATCTGACATATCAATCATGGCCATGTTAGCTGTTTCTGCAGCTTTATCAGTATCTCCACCAAGAGATTGCAAGAGGCTAGCTGAAAAGCCTGTTACGTTTTCCATATAGGCATTAGCTGATAAACCTGTAGTCTTGTAGGCTTCATTAGCATACCCCTTCACCTTATCAGCAGAACCTTTGAAAAGAGTTTCAATACCTCCGAGCGATTGCTGAAGCGCTGCACCTTCACTGATTGCTGCCGACAACGCCTTACCAATCCCTGCCGCTGCAATAACTTTCGTCATAACACCAACAAGACTAGAACCCAATGACTGTCCAGCACTTTGTCCAGCTGCACTCGCTTCAGGATTGAGGATTGATTGGATTTTACCAGTAATCCCTCTAGCTGATGGTATCAATTGTACATAAGCCTGTGCTATTTCTGTAGCCACTAATCCTCACCTCCTATCTTTTCTAAAATTTTCTGACGATATTCTTCAAAGTCCTCACCAGAATCAAAGATCATCTCCTTGCTTTCTTTAGCTTTAGTTTTTCCTGTTAGTTCCTCTGCAACCATTAATGGTTTGTTGATTCCTTTCTGACCGTCTGTTGTTTTAAACCAAACAAGAGCAGAAAGCCTATCAAGCACGCCTGCAAGCAAAAAAGTTTCAAAAGGAACTTTGCTATTGGTCATTGCTAGTTTGATCCGTGAATCATCTCTCAGACCAAAAGCAAAAACAGCTACCTGGTCAGCAGGTAACTGTCTGTAATCAAAAATCCCATATGTTTCAGCTAAATCACAAATAAGAGCATCTTCATCTGTTTGAATCATTCTAGCAAGGAGCGCTATTTTTTTAACTGGTTCTGACTTGTGAAAATCTCACTAATTTCTGCTCCCATTTTATCCAAAGGAACAATACCGTCTGCAGTCCGCACATGGTTTTTCAAATCCTCGGATTTATTACCAAGCATAAGTTTGACCACTTTTGGTAAAACTGCCGGATTGGTATCTACTTCTGCAATAGCTTCAAGCAACTCATAGTTTTCCAAGCGCTCTTTTGTGATTTCAAAAGCAAATCCGGTCGAAGTCACCCCACGGATTGTTTTAATCTGTGGTGCAGCTTCTTTATTTTTCTTTTTGCGATTTTGTCTTGACATAATTAAGCTCCTTTGATGTATTCATAGTGTGTGTCATCAGTAGCGTTAGGAAATGCAGTGACAGTCGTACCATAGCCTAGAACACTTCCATCGTTATAAGTAATTTCATCGATGGCAGTTACTTTTCCTGAAGGGATAACAATACGTTTAAGTACACCACCTTTTAGAACTGTTTCGATTACAAGACAATGATGTGGCAATTCTTTTGAATTTGCCTTAATGGTAATTCCTGATGACAAATCACCGGATACATTATCTGAGCCATAAACTTCCTTCAAAACTTCCACATTTAATGCTTCAATAAGCATGTATTTGAATGTGTCTGTTTTTTCCTTTTGAACTGAACTTACAACGACACCACCCCATGCCTTAATATTTTCTGATTCTGGGGAGTTGCTATTGGTCATACCATCTTCTGAAATATAACCTAGTGCTTTAAACGCATCATCTAATTTTGTAGTTGCGTCAGTTGGCAGTGCTGTTCCAAGTGGTGCTGAATAAACCGCACCTCCGATTTTAGGTTTTGCAGTCGTTACATTTGCTTCTGTAGCCATTTAATTTCTCCTTTTAAAAATAATTAATATCAAATACGGCTTGATATCGATATTGTTTTGTTTCAGTGTCCGTAAAATTGTAATCACTGTTCAGGTGGACACCACAGATTGAATCTAACTCAATCAATCCTTTCACAGCACTTTTCACTTTCACATTAAGCTCTGCAGCCTTCTGCATAGTTGGGCCATAGCTTTGAAAAGCAAAGGTCGCACTACTAGAGTGATTACGCTCCTTCCCACCTGTCTTTTGAATAATGACAAAGCTATCGGGAGCTTCAGCTTCATGCTCAAAAAATGACGGTACATCTAAATGACCGTCAAGATATTTCTTGATAATAATTTCAATCATCTAATGCACCGCCTTCAACAAAGTGTTATTTTTCAAATTATCCCTCTTCGCTTTTCGCGTTGCTGGATAAATCATAGCATTGGCCCTTGTCTTACCAACGTGGCTATCTTGTTCATAACCAGGGCCACATCTTTTTTTAATGACTGTCGCTTCTTTGTTCAGAATGTCCTGAACCTCTTTGGATTTCAAAAGAGCTCCTACACCCGCACCGATAAGCTTGACTTTGAAATTACTCATACGCTTCAACCATCACTTTCTTATTCCATTCCAAAGGCATCATAGCTTCAATGCCTTCTAACGGAATGCCTAGCGTGCGCCACTTGCGCCCAAAGAAACGAACCTCACGGTCTTTCCACTCGTTCTGATCGCCTTTGGGGATGCCTAGCGTATAAGAAGCCTTCTTCCCGGTCAAACTAAGCTGAGTAGTGACATCTTCTGTCGAAGCTGGAACAACCAGGACATTATCTACTTGAATTTCTTTATTCTCATAAATAGGATGACCAAAGTCATCCCGACCAGTCTTAGTTTTCCCAGTCAAAGTTACAGTAATTCCTTTAATCCGTCCCATAGATATCAATCACCCCATATCTTTGTTTCTTTAGACCTAGACGTTTTAATTCTGAGTCTTTAATAAAGAGACCCCCACCAGGAACTAGATAAGATCCACTCACTGAATAGCCTAATGCACTCTCAGTGAATTGAGTCATCGGTTCCTGGTTGGTTGAGGTCATCAACGTGCGAGCTACCACATCAACCGTGACGGACTTAACGACCATGGCAAAAGATGGATCAGTAGCAACCAATCCATCTAAATCTTTGCCAACTTTTTTAGCTTCAACTCTAAGAGAATGAGAAACAACTTCCAACAGTGCTTCGGCTCGTTCTTTCTCATCGAATTTCAATGTTCTCCACAATGTTTGAACATCTTCTACTGTTGCAAAGTTTTCCATCTAACTCACCCTTCGTTTGCGATTAGTAAATCAAGCAAAGCAGATTTATTTGCCTTGCTATCATACTCAACACCCAATTCATCAAGTTTCTCCTTGATTTCGGAAACTGTTAAAAGATATTCCTTCTTGAATTCTTCAATAGGAATCCAATCCCCAGTTAGCTCGCTATCAGTTGAAATGCAAACACCTGTATTTTTATCACGATATGTTGCCATTTCCTACCTCCGTTAAAATATTAAGCTTTCACTCGAGCGAATGAGTCGGCATCAAGAATACCCCAACCAATGAATGCTTCTGCACGAAGTAAGATTTCATTGTATGCTTTCAAATCACGACCCGCACCATCTGGGTCACCATATTCGATGATTTCCATCGGGATATTTTCAGCATATCCCCACTTGAAGCGGTTTTCAAAATCACCAACAATAGCGTGGTTTGTTTGAGCAGTTCCACCTGTTACAGTCAAGTTTTTATTTACGTCTGATTTCATTCCGTAGAATGAATCAGGATTTTGTCCAAATCGGAATTCAGGATATTGAACAACACCATTGACTTTCAGCTTAGCAAGGGCTTGCCCTCCGATAGGTGAAAGCGCCAATCCTGTAACTTCACCACCCTTAGCTACAATTTGTTGGACAGCTGCATCAATGTTATCGTCAAATTTATCCTCTGCAAAGTTCACGATATTACCAGTGATCAAACCATCAAAAGAGTTAGTGTCACGGAAGGTTGCATCTGTAAGTCCTTTAGGCTCCAAACCATGGATAGCAGCGATATCGAAAGCATCTGCGATTTTCTTAGCGAAACCATCTGCAAATTGTGAAAGATATTCAAGTTGTTTTTCTTCAGATGCGTATTTAAACTCATCTGTGATACGAGCTTGATAGACGAATTTAAGAGGTTTAATAACCTTTGTGTCAACAACTGCTTTACCAGCACCTTTTTGTTGCCCCTCACCAACAATTTGAGCGTTTCCTTCAAGATTGAAAATGAATTGCTCAACTCCATTAAATGGAATAGGGCTCTGGGATGAAAGTTTTGCAAGAACAGAACGTCCTTGCACTTTTGAAATTAGTTCTTTTACCAATTCTGGTTGAAAAAGTGTTCCTTGTTTCAATGAATTATCTGCCATTTTTTATTCTCCTGTATGATTTAATTCTCGAAGCATTGACTTCATTTGCATTGTTTTGTTATCACCAACTTGTGGCTCTGTCTCTCTGATTGGCGCAACTGGTTGAGATTTTTTAATATACCCAGCCAAGCGCTCCGCATCTGCTTTGAAACTTTCTTCATCAGTTCCCTGCAAACGGTCTGCAAGATCATAAGGCAATCCATATTGCAAAGCCACACGAGTTCGCAGACTAGCCGTCTCATAACCAGCGATTTGATTCTGCAAAACTTCAAGTTGCTTGTCAGCATCTGCCTTACTTTGATTAGTAGCTTCGATGGTTGACTTCAAGCCACCATTTTCTTTTTCCAACTCTTCAACACGAGATTTGAGCTGGTCATAGTCGACATATTTCTCTTTCTCTCGAGATAAGCGAGCCTTAATAGCAGCATCAAATTCTTCTTGTGTAGTGATTGGTTTAAATTCTGACATTCTCATGTCTCCTTTCTCCTGCTTCCCCGGCAGTTCGGTAATTTTTGGGCATCAAAAAAAGCAGTCACCTGACCGCTTATTTTAATAACTGATTTTTTGCTTTTTCTTAGGCTTAGTCGTAGCACAAGCCCAGTGCGCAAGCAAAGCACTATCCATCAAAGAAATATCCATGTCGTCAAAGTGCGATCGATAACCAAAGCCACCATTTGAACCAATATTCCGCTTATCGCAGTTAGTAGCTACTTTTGATAGCGATGGCTGGCCAGCGTGACAGATGGTTTTCTGGTAGATTCCCTGTTCCCAAAGAGCGTTGGCCACGATGATTTCTTTCACCGTCGGAAGAATCACATTCTTGATTCTGTAGTCCTTCAACTCTTCGTCCAGAATCTTTTGACCACTTGCGCCATCAATGACAATCTGAGCCACATCAGCTTGACGCAAGAAAGCAACCATCCACTCATTCCCATTACGAACGGATTGACAATCGACTGTTTCCACAAAGAAACGGCCATCCTTGGTACGTGCAGCAATGCTCAAAGCCACGTTCGTTCCATCTTGGCCATACTTGATACCAACAGACAGCTTACCAGACAATTCTGGTATGTCATCCACCTTGAGCTCATTCCACTCCGTTTCAGAAATAGCAGATTTCTGGTTGTAAGTTGGCCAAAATCCCAAACGTTGGATATTATGGTCCAGCTTATCCTCACCAAGCTCTGCTTCAATCTTACGCTCGTTTAAGTGGTAGCCCATTGATGGATTCGAATTATACCAGGCTTCCACATCGTCAATTTCCTTTTCATCAGAAACTGACCACTCAGCCCAACCAGAATACTTCCCTTTTCCAAAGAGACAAGTCTCACGGTACTTAGTAAAGACTGTACCGCTTGAAACAGGTGTCGGAGGTGTCCCACACATGATTGTGATAGGGTTCTCACTATCCGTAACTGTATATTTCAAGGCAGATTCCTGTTCGGTCGTGTACTCCTGGGCCTCGTCAATGATCAGCATATCAAATCCTTCACCAAGACCACCATTTGATGTTCTGGTACGGAATTGGATAACACCACCTGTTGAATATAGCTCAATTCTTTCTTGTCCCTTAGCTCGAATGGAGTTGAAATCCTCACCATCCACATACCCCATTTTCTCAAGGTATCGTTTAACCTTTTCAAAAGAGGCATGAGAGGTAGAAATTCTGTGGGCAGTATGTAGGATATTTAATCCTTCATGTAGCCCCCAAATTTCACCAATATATAGGATTTCAGATTTCCCATTACGACGAGGAATAGAGTAACCAAACTTCTGATGCACCCAAAGACCATTTTTATCAACAGCCATCAAAGGCAACAAAAGATTCTTCTGCCAAGCATAGCAAGAAAGACCAGTCCGTTCGTAAAATTCAATCGCTTCCTTAGCTTTTGAATTTTTCTTGACGTATTTTAAAATCACCGATTGAGTAGGATTCTGATTGCCAAGTTTCTTCTTCCTCGCCATTCCACTTTCCTTTCAATCGTCATCGCATGATAACCCTGTCGCTGGGAGATAATTTACTCCTTTCTAAGCATTTTCTTGAGGTCTAGCATTCTTTTCCACCCATTTTTTGAAATCATCAAACGTATCCATCTTTTTCAATAATAGATACTTCTCGACTTCTTCAATAGCTTTTTCGACAGAATCGTCATGAAAGCAGTAACCGTTAACCGATAAATCAAAAATTTTATTTTTGTTTTTCTTATCAACAATCCATAACTCCTCACCATGCCAAGCGCTCTGTGGGTCGTAACATTTCAAGGACTGTATCTCCAGATTGTTATCTTCAATCAATCCTATCAATTTTTTGTATTTGTTCATCAAAATTTCCTTTCTGAGCATAAGAAAAGCACCCTTTCGAGTGCAACTTTAATAAAAACGGTCTTCGTATCCATCTGGTTTAACATAAGGTTTATTTTGAGATATACATTTTTCAACCGCCTTTTCAATTTTTTCAGCGATTACAGAATCTATCTCGTCCTCAAAAAAAATATCTGACGGAAATCGTTCTCTAAAGTGAATTAAATATTTCGCTTCCGCAATTTCTACTCTCAGACTTACTTCCTCATCGATCACATGAAACATTTTAGACTCCTTTCAAAATATCATTAACAATTTTATGATAAACGTTTACTGCATTTGGTAATATTTCTTTTACTACCTGATACGCCTCAGGATCAACTGC